TGTATCAGCATTAATAGGCCACGTGCTTTCCCTAGTACAGGTAACTGTTGTCTTCCCCCAGTTATCCTTTGATGATGTATCTCTGAAATTCTTTAACCACCCTTTACTTTCACAACTAGCAAAACCAAATTGCTCATCCCATCCTGCTGTACCTTCTACAGTACCATCAGTAGACATATCACCTATAGGTCCACAAACGTCTACAAGGGTATCGCACTTGGGACTTAGGTATTTGGTATAGGAAACCTTCTTAGGATAGGCATAGAACCCGCTAATCGTCGCTACGGCAACTTCTGTGTTAACTGTAGTAGGAGGAACAGTTGCTATTGATGTGCTACCAGGTGAATCGTACCACCCTGCCACGCAATCGGCGGTCGCCCCCGTTATAGACCCTGTTACTAACTGATTAGGAAAGTTACCAGAGGGATTATCAAGTTCTATTATGTCTAACCCGTTTGTCTCTCGAAAATTATGCCATTCCTTCACAGTACCCGTAGCACCGTTCGCTGCTGATACTGTCTCTCCTACCTTAAACTCTCCTGTAGCATTACGCACTGATATTCGCTCAGTCGTGCTATCGCAGATCCATAACGAAAAATATTGCTCATCCCCAGTAATCCTTACTGAACCTGCTGCATAGTTATCACACATACCGTCAGTACAGGTGACGTTATTCAATCCAAAGACAAACTCAAAATAATTCTCATCATCTATACCTCCTAACACATTGTCATCAGGATCCATAGGGTCATACACAAATGGTGACCCATACGGTGAAGATATATTTAAACCTACCTGTTCAAAGTTACAGCTCAATATCTTGCCTTAGTTCTATTGTATTTAACCTATTTTCAACTGCATTTAGATATGCTGCCAGTTCCATATGCTCTATGGAACCAGGAGGCTTATACATTACCTTTGCAATTGGTCTCTGAGATAACTCCTCAACCTTCTGTTCGAGTGTCAGGATTTTCTCTTCTAACGCTTCAAGGGGTGATTTTTTCGACTCTGGCATCGGGGGATCCTTCTTTTAGTTTTTCCAACTCTTTCTCAGCAGTCGCTGTGGAGCGAAATTTGTGAGCATCACTGGACGTACTTGTCCAGATACTGTCTTGCCTCCAGTATACCACACCCGAAGATAATTTGCTACCTCTGTGTTCTCTAGAGACGACGTAGAATGGTTTCTTGGCCATAATGGAAAAATTCTATAAGAGAAAAAATTTCTCAAAAAAATATTTAGCTCACTCGTTTGGTTCGTTATAGATTAGGCATTGCGAATTCTCATATAAAAAACCCCCCATCGGTTAACTGTCGATGGAGGGCGTGTTGCTTAGTAGAGTTTGATCTCTGCTTTGCAGTTAATTGAGTTTAACTGCTTTATCATTCTTAGTGCTTTCTCATAAGTTGCAAAACTCATAAATCTGCACTTTTGGTCTTCGGGTGTCCAGAATCTGATGCTTGTGTTCATTAGGTCTAGTTATGAAGAGTGAATGTTCTACCTTGTGAAAGTAGAGGTAAGAGTGGTTTGTCCATTTCTTATAGATGCCCCATTTCTTGTCTTTGAAGTTCATTGGCAATAACTGGGGTCAACCTGACAGAATTGGTCTTGTCTCTGATCTTGGAGTTCAGAGAAGTTTTGGATGATGCTATTGCCGAGGGTGACCCCGACAATAACAACGATGAGTGAAAGAGCGATTCTCATTAGAGTGTTTCGTCTAGAACGTCTTGTAAGAAATTCACTGGTGAAACAGATATGCACTCAGGGAGTTCATTGTAGTTACGATCAGTGATTGCTTTCATTGCGGCGATCACGGCAGGGTCTCTGCGTGCGGCGGCATTTGAAAGAGTGTGCTGGAAGATGTTTCTCATATTCAAATTATAAACCCCCCGACCCGTGAATGGGGTCAGAGGGTGACACTTTGTCAACTGTCCTTGGCCTTGGTCTGCTTCTCATATAGGAAGTAGAATTTGATGTAAGGATCGTTGCAAAGAAGGGCGTACGTTTCTTGAGTCATTAGTGAGTCTTAAAGATGACGAGTTTACGATTGTAACGTGAGAGGATTCTCTCGTTTAGAAAGTTCAGTGCTTTCTTTCTCATAGCACCTCTTTCATAAGTTGAGCGATTAACGCTTCATCCTCTGGAATGTCATTGAGATACATTTCCAAATTCTCGTCTGATCCTAGGGACTCCAGGATCAGATCATCAACTGCGTTTGTGTCAAACTTTTTGATCACTTGATTAACTCCATAGGAACGTTAGGTGTGCAAACTAGACCAACCGAGTCTTGACGAAATGCTTTGGCATACGCTTTGCCGATTGATCTAAGAACTGATTCTAGCATCTGTTGGTCAGACTCTGCTGCCATTATGACAAGAATTTTACAATCCTCACGGGTGCCTTTCCAAAGACCAACACCGTCAATAATGGTTGCATAGTCTAGATGTGGTGCAATTTCATTTCTGATAAAAGCATCGAACATTTGTGGGGTGACTGTTCCCTCGTCGGGTATGTCCAGTCCCATCATTAGTTCAAGTCGGATCATAAAGGTTTGATTGCTTTACTCTTAAAGTATAGCGTCTCAGTACCTACTTGGGATGCTTGAGTAGTCACTTTGTGAACTGTCCCTACCCACAATAAAACAGTCGGGTGGGTTGCTACCATAGCAAGACCCTATAATATCATCTGCGGTTTCCTTCTCTTCCATTTCATTTATATGATTAATCAGTTCGTGTTCAGTCATCTTCTCGAAATAGTCCGTGAGACTATCCCATACATACTGTTCTAAATCTTTGGAGTCCATTCGATCTAGAACAATGTCTGTGTAGTTTTCGACTAGGATGTCAAAAGTGCAGTCCTTCGCTTCGGGCATAATGGCAGTAAAAAAGAACAGTAAAAAGAGGATGCTCATTATGAGCGATCCTCAAAGCGACGCATCACTTCAGCGTCAATAGCGATTTGTGTCCAGTTGAGTAAATCAGTTCTGAACTCTTCGACCATCTCTTCATAGATTGATTCGAGGAGCATTTCATTTGCGAGTGTACTCATAGACCGTTTAGAAAATCGTGGATTGATTCGATGTACTCATCATAGGTCGAATTTGGGTATCTGTCTAGGTAGTACTGTGGCACTTCCTTAACTGAACTAACGACCTTAGGTTTGTCCGTCTTGGGATCTTCTCCCTTTGCTCGGATGTACGAAGCATAGAAATGCTGTGGATAAAGATCACCGTACATCAGGAATACTCAAACGGTGATGGTTCAAAAACTCTGTCACAGAGTTCGTCAAATGCTGCCTCGTCAATGTGGTCAGGGCAACCGAGGTCACGAAGCATTATGAGGGAATCCACGAGGGCGGTTTCCATTGCTTCGGTAAGTGGGATTTGTCTCATAGCATAATTATAGACCCCACTCGGTGAGAATGGGGTCTATGTGTGACAGTTTGGGAACTGGTTGGCAGCCTGAATAATTTACTGATTATTCAAGTATCCTGCTACTTGCATTCCAGGTTCGTCAAAGAACCAACTGATCTCCACGTCCTCGAACATCTGACGCAATGCGTAGAATATCTCTTCGGGTGGTGACCACGCAGTTTCAAACTCACATTCAAATGAGTTGTCGTCCCAATGGTCACACTCTACTTGTGCCACTTCCCATTTAGTACCCCAGTTGGCAAGATTCCAATTGTACCATCTGTCATCATTTGTACCATCAGGGAAGTCATACGTAGTATAAAATACCTCACCAGTCTTAGGAGATTTCATCTCCCTTTTAACTGGTAGTTCACCCTTGTCGTTGGGTGTGGTCTTCCAATCGGGTGCTGGTACAATAGTGTTAAATGGTTCGTCTGACTCAAAAATGCTTTTGAGTTTGCTGATGTTCTGCTCATTGTCTGAATAGAACGAAACACGGTTGTTACACCAGTTTGGCATTTGATCTCCATTAAAGAATGAGTTGAGGGAATTGCTCTGACTTCAAAACTGTCTTTTCAGATGTCCTAGTACGATCACCTCGTTCAATACAAGGTCATTTAAGATCCTTCTCCGAACACCAGCAGTACAAGAGGTCTCCAAACATAAAGAGCAGTTATCCACGGCGTGATCAGAGATCATCCGAATTGTTGCTCACCCCTGCCTTGCGTCGTATCCCTCAACATTCTTATTATAGCAGATCGGTCACCCTTGTCAGATCAAATCAGACACTTGTTCAACTGTCACTTGGTCGGCTGTCGATGTGATCTTAGTATTGTACAATAGTACTATCTCATCCTTAGACTTAGATGAGTAAGCAGAGTACATTTGTTCTAGTGTATTATTATATTCTTTAGCTGGAATGCTATCTACTATCTCTTGCATTCTCTTAGCTACTATCTTCTTAATTAATGATTGTTTAGTATGAGTCATTAGTAATAGTTTAACTCTATACATCCTTTAACCTTGAAGACTTAATAGAAATTAAAGTTCTTTAATATCTAAATAATTGATTTTTTCAGTTTCTTCAATTTCTAGTAAATCTTCAAAATCCCAGAATTCTGGACTATCCTCCAATGTCAGGTCAATTGTTATACGGTATCTCTTTTGTTCTGTTGCCTCCAGTGGGACCAGAGGCAAGTTTAGGAAACCGTGACCTGACATTGAATCAATAGCGATGTATACCTATTTAGGCGAACTCTTGCCACCCGCCTAGGTATTCTACATCACCCTGGGCTGTGCTCACGAACCAATCAAAGTTCTTTTGATACAGTCCATAACCTATGAACTCGTGCAGGATCTCATTCAAGATTTGCTTAGTGGTGACGGTCCAGTACCCGCAGTTGTTGATTGCGACTAGTGCACGACCTGTAACAGTGGCGATGTGGTGCCCGTGGAAACGGACCTCAACGTTACCATTGTCAAGAACACGTGTTGACCTGTTACCCTTAGCAAATCCGTCCTTTCTTGCATCGATTGCATTGAGTAGCTGTTGATCAACTTTTCTCATTTAAGGTGCCTGTGTGTTTGACTCCTTCATTATAGCGTCAATCATACCCTTGGCCTGCTCCTCTGTGACACTTTCTGTACTGTCCTCTAAAACAACACCGCCCTCTGGAATCGTGGTACCCTGAAAGGGTTCCCAACCAACATCCAACATATCAGGGTGTTGAGTAAGAACAGTATCGATCTTCAGATATCCAGCCCGAATTCTATCGTTTATAAATTTACCGATGCTGGCATCCTCCCTTTCAATGGTATCTTCTTCAGATTCCAGGAGATTGTCATCATCGTCTCTGTCTTGTTGGTCTTCCAACCTGCCTGACAGTTCCATAAACTTAGACTGAAAGTCCTCTAGATCCTCACATTTATAGCAGTATTGTTTCATCATATTGCTCTTAAATATGATCTTAACTAGGCTATTATCGTAGTCTAATTCTAAATATTCGACTGCATTTGAAGGTAATTGTTCATATTTAATGGCTCCAGTAGAGTCAGACATACTAATTTGCTCGTTATGTGGTTATAATACCACATTTATGAGACTTTTGCAACCTATTTAAACGAAAAAACCGAACTTTCTTAACTTTTTGACTTTTTTAACTTTCTATCTTTCTCAAATGTTTCATTTTTTGAACTTTCGAGACTTTTCGCTTGACTTTCGGTAGACTGCGGGCTAAGACCCCAAGTTCCCTCAACATTAACTGAGAGATAGAACACTTAGGTATGGTTTATTTAACATTTAATTAAATGGTTAGTTTTCCACAGGTTATCCACAAGTTTTCCACAACCCTGTGGAAAAGTATTAGTGATACCAGTTAGAGCTACGTGCGGATGCCCTTCTTATCTTCTACCAATTTCAACTGTCTTTGCATCTCATACTTCAATGATGATACGTGACCCTCTAGGTACTGTTCATACTCATTACCTTGTATTAAATCACCTAGATGTGCAATATGTTCTAGTGCAAATACTAGTTTGGTTTGTTCATTTAGCACGTAGTTCACCCTCTGCTAGTTGTGTTGTTGATAGTAATAGTTTGTTGGTTTGTTTAACTGTCTTACCATTGGGTGACTTAAACTCTAGTATCAATCTATTACCATTGATATCATTACCAATGATAGTATAGAATTTACCACTACGATGTCCACCTGCTCCTCCACCTACCATTGTACCAGTTGACATAATTGCTGGTGCTGTTAGTAAACAAAAGGGGCCAGTAAAGGCACAACTACCTAATCCTACTAACATTCCACCACCTGTACCTGCTACTGCTCCTACTGCTGCACCACCAACGGAGAATTCTTGTTTCTCTGTTGTCCATTGTACTACTGTTGTGATATGTCCCATTGGATGTATGACACCTGTATCATTAATGATAACATCACAAGGTTTCCACTTCTCCTCTACATACTCACCATCATCTTCCAACACGAGGCACGTTGGACTTTTAGTTGCTCGTTTTTGTACACCTGTTAATGGACGTGAACCTGGTCGTATACTATCTGCTAATGCTGGTGTTAACATTGTTGATAGTAGGGCTAGTACCAATAGACTAGTCTTCTTCATTGTCCTCTTTAAATGAAACGATGTTGTTAGTGTTGTTGAGTAGTAGTGTCCATAACCACACTAGTGCTAATACTAGTACGAGTAGTTCAAAGACTGGCGTTGGTAACATTATCCTAGTGCATCAAGATCAGATATCTGTTGAGGTACTGGTTTATGTGCCTTAAACTGATCGTGATTACCGTCACCAGGCATTTTACCATAAGCAACATACTCAATTGCTTGTATGCTCCCTTCGAGTCTATCCAAATCTCTGTCCAATTTCACATACTCAAGATGTGCTTCTTCCAGTTCCACTTGTCTCATTTCAAGTTGTGTTTGTCTCTTCGTGAAGCGAGCTAACAACTTTTCATAGGATTCAACTTCTTTCATTGTGTTATACCAAAGGTAGATTATTTAGGTTGTGTACAGGATGATTGAAATGTGTTTATCAGTTCTTGTGACATATGACGGTAGCCACTACCAACATAGACCTGACCGCCGACGACCGCAACCGCACACACAGCCCAAAACCAATAGTACCACTGAGTCTTTATCTGGTGTTCATTTTTCATAATATTGCAGAAGATATGTTATTATACCATACGGGTGGGGATGTGTAAACCTCGGTATAAATACTCGTTTACAGATGGTTAAGAAACTAGTGTGTAACAGGGATCCAGGACATAAATAGTAGTAGAATGAGCGAGGTTCAATGAATCCAAACTTCCTTGTTATGAGGATCATTCACTTAGAGGTTAAACATTTATGTTAAATCACAACGTCATCAGTAGTAATCAATTAGCAGATTGGAAAGAATCAACTGAGTCTGTCTACGAAGTGGACAATCATCTCAATAACTATTACGAGTGTATAATTGAAGCTGGTGATGATACGTACACTGCACGCCGTTGCAGTAGAATGCTACAGTAAGCATAGTCCAGTTAACATACCGCCCACGAAACCCCTCGACAGAGGGGTTTTTTAATGTTATAATATACGTTAGCGTGGCTATAAAAATGGGATGTAAAAACTGTGACAATGTGTCGCTAGAGGACTACGAGAATGCTATGTTTGCTCATTTAATAACAGAGCGAAATGGAAAGTGGTATGTTCGCACAGATAGTGGTATAATAAAGGAGTTCACATCACACACATCAGCCAAGGAGTTTATCTTTATGGGAGGAGTACAAGATGGAAATGGATAAGCAACTGGATCCTAAAATAATGGAGAATAGAGCACACCATCAAGAAGTGCGTGAGTTCTGTGATCCTGATGAACGTGGTCAAAGACGTGAGGTGATCAAGCATTACACTGAAGGTGGCATTGATACATTCATTCGTGAGTATCCTAAGCACGCACCTGATAAGTTCTGTGATTTATTGATGGGATATGCTGATAGTCTCAAGGATCGTAAGATTGCAAACGAAAGAACACCTGAAATAACAGCCAGTGGTAGTGGTGCAGGTGAATTTAATCGTAAAGACTTCTTCTTCTTTCTTACTGAGGGTACATCACCCAACCTACGCAATACTATGTTGACTGGTTGGTCTAAACTAGCATCACAATATTATATTGATGAGTTCAGTCAATTAGGTGCAAATGATTTCTGGATGAGTGCTGCTAAGGTACAAATAACAAATCCATCCGAGGGATTTCACGGATGGCACTATGATAATAGTGGGTTCTTTGTTGGTCTACGTGAGTTTGTATTCATTACATACTTAAATGATGTACCTGCTGGTGGTGAAACTGAGTTCTTGTATCAAGGTATCAGAATTGCACCAAAGAAAGGAACTACAGTTATATTTCCAGCATCCTACACACATATGCACCGTGGTAATCCACCACTAGGATCTACAAAGTATATTGCTACAACGTGGGCTAGTAGATTACCACGTATTGATGCAGAGACACAAGGACGTGATGAAGTAGAATGTATTGCACCTATGGAAAACGTTGTACAATACTATAAGAAGAATTAACCATTAAAAAGAGGACTATTTCTAGTCCTCTATAAATTTCCTTGGATTAATCATACGTGATACTAACTCTATTACTTGGTCTCGTATTTGTACCACATCCTCATAACATTCTTGATTATGTGCACAAGAGCGTAATGCAGGATCAGGTTTGTGTAATGACTCAAGTACTATTGCTTTAGCACGATCCCACTTCTCATATGATGTGGGTTTATTGTCTAAGGTTCGCTGATCTTTCATCCTGTAAATGGTTCAGTTGATAGGTTAATTAAAATGGTTGTTAAGTCTGGATACTTGGAGTATGCTGATTTAACTGCGGTAGCAGGATCTACACAACTATGTACAAACTTAGTCCATTGTAATTTATGGTCTATCTTAGCTAGTACATTAACTTCCCATTTCTTCTTCTTTGTTGGCATTAACACCCCTCCGAGGTATGTTCAAGTGGTTCATCATCATTGACCCAGAAATCCTCCCAATCAGATTGGGATGATCCAACATCAAGAACAGGCCATATGTGTTGGTTCTGTTCTTGATGTAAGCGACCAACTAGATCGTCAACACGATGTAACTGTGTCTTATGGAAATCTTGCAGTTCATAGAGTGCGTGCTTAACCTCCGATTCAACGTCAGATGAACCTTCAACAGAGAGATACTGTTCAACTACTGCACGTAGTTCATTATATCTCTGAGTTGCACCATCCATCGTCAAGACGGTTGGAAGCTCTTTCAAGTTTGGAGTAGAGATCACCACATTTGACTCCACTGTGTTTTTCTGTGGTGAATTGTTGGCTTGAGCTGAGGTGTTGTAAGGCATCTGTAAGGACGGCGAGTTCGGATTTGTTAAGCAGCACTTTAAGAAGTTTCACTGAAGGTTTGTACAACTACTGTAGTATATACAGTATTTAAGGGCTATGCAGCCCCTAAAACAGGATTTCCTAACTGAGGAATAGTGTTGAAATCAGTCACGTCCCAACCGAAGTTGACTCGCTCTTGAACTTCACTGTCCAACTCGTTAGTATTGATGAACCTTTTGTTCACCGTACGTCCGTTAAGAGATAGAACCTCTAGCAAGTAACGGTATGATACCTCACCAAATGGTAAGCGTACAGGATAATAATCTGCTTGCTGACCAGAAGAGTTACGAATTTGCATTGGGTTGAATTCCCTTGACTACTCTAGTAGTATAGCATTAAAAAACCCCCTGTAAAGGGGGGCTTGTGACAGTTTGTAATGTGGTTCACTTGATCGCTTTTCCGCACTTCCTGATGTATGATGCACATATGTTATCACCTAGGCGAGGATCTGCGGGTTGTGTAGCTCTTTTCTTGAGTCTATCATACTTCTGTTCTAGTCTAGGACGTAGATAATCATACACTTGTTGACCTTTAAGGTGCCACAACTCTACTATATCTCCGTGTTCATAGCGTGCATAGTAATGATCATCGTATTTCAAGAGCTTTTCTTCTCTTAAATACTCATCTTGCTCCTCCCACGTATCCTTAACACTGATACCATTGTACGTAGCGTT